AAAGTAGAACCCTGCATTCCCTCTTGTTTGCTATTAATGAGGATCAAACCATTGTTCTTCGCATTATACATCACATCTTCAAACGAGATGTTCTTTGGTTTTTGTGAGAGATCGTAAACAACAGCTTTACCGCCTGCGCGAGCAAGAGATAATTCCATGTGATACATCACGATATTATAAAGCAACTGCAAGTTTTTCAACGAATCGACAATGGAAATCGTTTTGTTGTTGATGTTGTTTTTGATTACACCAAAAAAGTCCAGTTGAGTATTAGCGTAGTTGTCTTCGTGACGAATTTGGTTTGGACGACGACCCCAACCAACAATACGATCATGTCCGATCTTAGTAGCAGTCCATACGTCATTGATTGGAAACTCCTTGATTTGCTCACCTTTCTTTGGCTGATAGTCGTCCTTAACCATTTTGTAAAATGGAGTAGTAGGATCGAACTTGTTTGGACTTACCTTATATCGCATCATGCGAATAGATTTCCATTGCATTGTTGCAACACGAATCTTTAATGCACGTCGATCCTCATGAGTGTAATCACGATAATATCTATTGTAATCCTGGAACCAGTCAGATTCTTGTTGAGCAATTTTTTCAACGTACTCGATATCTTCTTTTGACAAATTCCAATGAATCGCGCGATCTATAATTTCCGGAACTGTGTAGTAACCATCACGACCTGCATACTGTGCATGCTCTAATGTTTCTTGATTACGTTCCCGATCATAGATCATATCTCGCGGATCAACGCGCTCAGCAACCGGATCTCCATTTCGAACAACAACTTGGTAGAACTCCTTCGCGGTGATTCCCATATCATAAAATCCAGTCTTGAAGGTGTGCTCCAGATCGTACTTACGAATAAGATCAGTAAGTCCAATATGAACCATGTCTTCAATTGGATCACGGAATTTCATCTTCATGAATTCCTCTACACTTTGAGGAACTTCCATTCCAACCTCTTCATCCTGCAGTTGCTGACCAAGTGCTTGCTCAACTTCACGACGAATTGGACGAAGTATTGATTCAGCTGCTACTGAAATTCGCTTGTCTGTTTTTCGACGAATAGCATCACGATTAGTTACTGCTACTGAAAACCGTAATGGTTGAGAAATCAATTCGCCAGCAAGACCATCTAACTTCGGATAAATCAATGGATAATTGACCAATCGAGCTGGCGCTGTTAATCCGTACATGTCAGTCAGATATTCGAATTGCTTGTGATCGAATTCGCCATTAACCAACATGTAATTATCATAATCCTTACGACGTTCGTAGTGATCACTGTTGTTGTAATCATCGTGGTAGTTCAGAATTGAATCTACACATTCAGTCACCCAAGCAATGTTCTTTTTGCTGTCGGGGATGTTCTGGGTTGGGAAGTAACTAACTGCTGCCATACGCTCCAAAATTAGGAAGTTTTCTATTACCTTGACCGATCCTTACTGTTGACCTTGGTGTCTCATCCGGTGAAACCAACTTCAGATTACCATCATCACCACGTACCAGTGTGGTTACCGCGAAATTGTTGTTAGCCTCTTCATCTTCTCTCGTGCGTATAGCGACACTATCCATATCATGGATTAGCGCCATGCCAAAGGCCATCACAATATCCGTGTTCTTCTTTCCGAATACTTGAAGTTCATCTAAAAGACTCAAGAAGTAGATATCATCGCAATGCTTCTTGATGTATTCATCAATCAGTTCAACTGCCAACTTCTTCTGGTAAACCTTCATGTGAATACCATAACGGTTAGATACTTTACTGTAAGGAGCATCAGCTGATTGCGGACGCTCTTTCAAATAACGTCCCATCCTTTTCTCTAAAAAGAACTTCAAAAAACCATCGTCATTGTACTCGACCAGGATTTGTGTGTTGTAAAAAATCGCAATTTTAAGACACATTTCATAGAAATCACTCTTTGAATAAGGTCTATCTCGGTATATACAGATAGGCATTTCGCCCGGAGTATTCATACTTACAAACCTACGGTAGACAACCATACATCCTTTCGAATCACGATCAATCTTACCGTCTTCCAGTTCATCATCAATGTGATATGGATCCACAGCTGAAACATCAGCAAATCGTAGGTTTGGTAAAGGTGGTTCTACAACTTCAATAGGACCGCTAGGATCAGGAACCCAAATAGGATTACCTCCAAATATATCCTTTCCAGCTTTGTCTTTTGGCCATTTCAGTGTTCCTCTACGAACAACACCTGAAATCTCTTTGTTCCCGAGAATCTGAGCCTTTCGGTTCATAATCTTCTCAACATCAAACGGACTGTTACCAAGCTGAATGAAAGCGTCTTCTGGTTTTAACGGCATCTCCTGCAGGAATGAGAAGTAGCTTTCTTTATCACCAGATTTCTTACGTTTTTTACGACGACTCAAGATTGCTTTTTCAGCACCTTCCATATCGGAGATACCAGTCTTGTAATCAAAGAATCCGTGATAGACTTTAGATGCAGGAATAAACAACGATTTCAATCCATAGTCCTCAGCATTGTAGAACATCTTCATGTAATCGTCATTGTCGTGATTCATCTGGTTGGCAGTACCACCAATTACAGGTACACCAAACTGAACATCACCTTCACGGAAACACTCCTCGTTTGCAAAAAATGCTCGTTTCAACCTTCGCCACTCACCAGCTTCTTCATAAAGAAGCCAGTTCAAAGTCAATCCACGAAAGGCATCTGGAGTATCCATATTCCGGAAGTGAAGTGCGGAACGATATCCGCGCTCAATCCATTGACCGTCTTCCTTGACTTTGTATCCTGAGAAGAGGATATCACTGTTATTATGCAACCAGCGATTTCGAAGTTCCTTTGGAAGATCATTATACATGATCATCAATCTACGCCGGTGGTCACCAACATACTTTTCGTTTTCCGCACCAACACCAGAGTGGCTTCCAGGATAGAATGTCCATTCATGCAGAAGCACACCGTCCATCATCCACGAAAAACCTTTACGGCGAGCCTTTAAGATGATCAGACCATAGCCACAATCTTTAGCTTTATTGAGTTCAAGAAAGAATTCATGATCCTGATCACGATACGAAGGAGGTCCGATGATTTTACGTTTGGTAACTTCATCATAACGCTCGATGTGACAGTAGTTGAGGTAGAAGTAGTAATTACCGGGAATCCATGTTCCTCCGGATGGTTTATATCCTTGCTTACACCTACGGATTTCTTCCATCCAAAACGCGGCATGGTCAGCCGTGCCGCGTTGAAGTCGTCTCCATGAAGTACTTTCTACAGAAGGACAATATTTGACTGCCGATATCACCTACCGCTTTTCATTGCCTGCAGGTCTTCTAAGAATGATGATTCGTTCTCAGCTCCGGTCAAACCAGCAATTTTGTTTCCTTCCTCACGCTCCTTCAGAATTTTTTCCTGAAGATCTTGTCGGCTCTCAACAAGTCGTTGATTTCGCTTTACTTCCTGATTAAACTGGTTTGATAATTCAGCCTTTTTATCGGAATCATCTGTTTCATCCATTTGCAACTGGAGTTCACGAATATGCTTGTTTGCCGAAGCTAGCTGATCATTGATAATGGAATATTGCTCCAACAATGGATCATACTGCAACCGCATGTATTCCGACATAGCATGTTTCACCAGATCGCTTCCCGTTTGTTTCAACGTTTTTTTACTGTAAATCGCAAAGGTTACAGCTTCCCTTCGTTGATCTCGTGGCAACCTGGCATAAGGCGAGTAGTAATCACAAACATTTGCAATCCATCTCACCATTTTACTACCCATGTGCTTATCCTTGTAAACATCCATGAGTGCTGGACATTGAGTGGTTCGTGGATCATCGATCACAACATTACCATCACGCCCGAATTTGAATAACATTTCCATCAGTACTTTTTCCGTTTCTTACCGTAGCTCTTACTGCTTTTCTTGCTGGTATTCGATTTCTTAGTAATCTTTTTGCGGTAGTTCTTTTTCTTATTTGCCATAGCAATCAAAGATATGATCAGGAATTGGATTCCCGTGTGGTTTACGAATAAGAATATCCAAGCCGAAGATCGGTTGGTTTGTTCTTTCGGTAGCTGTAGGCTCGTCACTCCATCCAACAGTAACTGCCGATTTCATAACACAAACCCCATATTCTTCTGGTAGACGCTGAATCTCAATCTCCAGAATTTCCAACAGAGCAAAGAAATCCATGCTCTTGAAGGTTTTCATATAATATCCACCATTCAATGATGTCATTTCAGACTATATTGAGTCCCTATAATAACGGTCTTTTTCATTGGAAACACCAATGGCTGACAAAAATAGACATCCGAATTTTCAGATCTTGCTATCAGATCCTTGTCTAAAAGATCAGCCATACCGCGGTAAACCATATTCTTGGTGCCGTATCCACATGTTTGCATACACTCTTCGATGGAAAAAGTTACAATCACAGCAGATCCATCTCTAACAGCACAATCCAAGAAATAACCCATCACTTTTTTTCCAGCACCGCTGAGCTCGTACATCTCACCAACACTGTCAATGTAATGTTGACGATATCTAACCCGGTCTGTGATTGGTTTAAACTTTGTGATTTTCACCACTTTTTTAAACAAGTCAAGTTTGTACTGCTCATGATCTTCGTTACTTCTCTTTGTCTCAACATGACGAGGATCAAAAGGAGTGGAAGAATGTTGATGGTGCTCGCTTACTTTCATGGTAGTTAAAAAAAAGGGGCACCGAAGCGCCCCCACGTTAGAAGAATGATTGAATTACGCTACCTTCATGGCTTTACCAGAAGCAAAAAGGTCCATCTGTTGACTCTTCTGGTTGACGATGAACTCGTAAGCCTCATCTTCCATTTTGGTAATAATTTCATCGATCTCAACCTCACAACCCATTTCGCTTCCTGAAAGTAGAATACGTGGACTGGTAATCGGAGTTTTCATGTTGTTGTCATGCGTAAGTTTAGCCTTGATCACAACAGCACGCTTGTTGTCATTGCCTTTCAAGACCATACCATAGACTTCAATCTTATCGGTGATACTGTCGATCATCCGATTGATTTTCTTTTCCAGAACCTTGAAAGCATTTTGCTCTTCAGGTTTGAGGTTGTTGCTGGCACGCAG